GCGCGATTTTGTAGCTTATGTTAAGAAAATGGAATTCCCTCGTTTTCTTGATACGCTATCACATGCTGGAATGTCCGTGAATTTTGAAGAATGGTTGAGTAGGTTTTCCCTTTCTTATCGTCAAAAGATCATCAGAGAAGCTGAGGATTTAGATGCTTTCTGCCTCCAAAATCGGCGGAATAAGATGCATTCCAAAACTGATGAGCTTAATGTTCCTAATTTCTGTCAGGATGAACGTGAAACAGAGCGCAATAAGATTAAGAAACGTGCGATTGCCGGTCCAAGTGATTGGGAAAAGTACGTTGCTAACCCTATTTGCTATGCTCTATCCAAAGTTTCAGCACTTACGTATCCCCAATACAATGTTGGAAGGAATTATATGCAGACATCGGAAAGAATTGAAGAAATGGAGGAAATTCCTAATGTAGTTTTCTTTGCGGCGGACGGATCCGGATTTGATATGACTCAATACCCTGAGTGTAATCAACTGTGGAATGATTTAGTTTATGAAATACTAAACCACCCAAACGTAAGTTGGGATTCGGATGTTACGATACAGTTGATCATGTACGTTTTAGATAAGAATCTGAAACTAGAAATGACTGCTATGAACGGAGAGTTGAAATTTGAATGTCAAGGCAGAGGTTCTGGCCATGGTTGGACTACCGTAGCTAATACCAATTTGAATAAATGGTATTATAGTTATCTTATGTATAAAGCACAGGTTCCAAATTCCCAATGGGACGGCATTTTCCAGGGTGATGATTCGTTGATGGCTGTCAATGAATATTACCGACCAGATATAGAAGATTGGAAAAATCGACTGTTCCTAGATAGTGACAATGGGACTGCTCATGGACTTGGGCAAATATGTAAGAAAATGGATTGGGGTAGTATCGAAGATATGGAATTTACGTCCTGTCATTTCTATAGGCAGTATGACAATTCCCTTCGCATGGTTCGTATAGCAGGTAGAGTTTTGGTTATGTTTGGATTAAGTACCTCAGTACCCAAACCAGCCAAAAGTAGCGAGTGGACGGATGAGCAGATAGATTCTTGGTTTGATAGAGAAGAAATTAAGAAAGCCATTTGTAAACTCGCTTGGGAGAAACATCTATCGGGATTAGACTGGAGCTTCGGTTTACGAATTTGGCACCTATTGTATGCAAAGATGGGTGAATTGGCGGGTTTTCACGAACTAGATAAACAGTGTGAAGATGAGTTGCGCAAGAAAGATTGGAATTATGATGTTCGTAAATGGACTTGTCGTGATGAAGATCTAGGTGCGTATACTCACTGGTTTTGTGAACGCTATGGAGTCTCGGAGCAAGATATAGTGAGTTTTGAGAATGAAATACTCAATTTGAAAACACTCCGTGATGTCATACGCCATCCTTTGGTAGATAGAATTATAGAGAAAGACTTACCGAGGGAATAATAATATTAGGTTATAACGTTGATGAGCTAACGATAAACTCTGCGGTTGCGTGGTGACCATAACACCACCCTTCGGGG